TTATATTTCACTTAATCGCGCGTAGCGCGTGGTAAGGCGGAGCCCTCCCTTGGGAGGGTTTGGGTGGGTGCTTTTACGCCCTTGATAACGGGTGTAAATTATTATTCATCGTGAATTATTTTAGGCTTATCTGGTTTTGAGCCAGTTGAGCCAGCCGTGTCTAATTTAGTATTACAGAGCTTCAGCTCGCCATTAGACACTTCCCAGTACTTCCACCTGTCTTTTGAAAGCCAGCCTTGGTCTGGCTGTTCGTTCATAAAGACCCAGATGTTCGGACAGTCAAAATATTCTTCACGGAAACCATATCTATCGTCATACGCATAGCCGTTTTTAATGGTTTCTATAGCAGACCAAAACCCTGCGCAATTAGTTTTTGACATACTCCTTGGGAAATCTACAAGATAAAGACTGCTTTTGGGACAATCCATGACCATACGCATATAGTCTCTATAACTCTCCATACACGGTAAATTGCGGCCTAGACCACGACAGCCAGCATATATAGCCAAAGTAGATTTTCCGATATTACCATTTATACATACGACTACGTTGATAGATCGCGTGTCCCAGTCATTACGCGTTTCTAAAATAGTTTTCTGCCATCCACGTAGCGTTATATTACGGACTTGTTTTGGGATATACATATCTTTGTCACTCCAGGGTCCAGCAACCCGAGTGTCTTCTTTAGTAACATAAAAATCATTGTCTTCGTTCTCACCAGAGGTTGGGGACCAATGTTCACTATATCCTAAGACCGGTCCTTTTCTATTCTTAACCTTTAGGGAAACACGACCTTGATAGTGAGCGTAGCCTGTTTCACCTAATTCTTCTTGAAATACAAACTTTTTACAGTGTATTTTAAGTTTATCTCTAAGTTCATCAACCGAACACAAATCTTTCTTAACAGTAAAATCCCAAGTACATAACTGATTACGTGCCATTTATAATATATAAATAAAAGAAATCTTTAAATTAAACGCGCGTTTAAAATCAGAAATTATTTTCTTAACTAAATAATAAAGAATGGCGTATGGTCGCAAATATACTCCACGCAAGTCTCCGCGCTCTACGCCACGTACTCCTCGTGCTACCCCCCGTAGGAACTATCGTAAAAAGATGCCTATGGTCACGTTTCAAAAAAGAGTTCAAAAGATTATTTCGTCGAATATTGAAAACAAATGTACCGACACCTTAACATATAATGATGCGGTCGCTCGTTATGATGCTACATCCGCAGCATACAAGTTTTTCACTTGGACTCCTGGAGCAGATGCTACAGGAAGTAGACTCTTTGCCTTAGATATTGGTGCGAGACAAAATAGCCGTGTAGGCAATACTATTAAACTAAAAAGATGGATTATTAAAGGATTAATCGAACCTGTGGTGAGTGAATCCCGACAGCTATCCTATTCTAATGTAGGATATGTAGATATTTATTTTGGTAAATTATTGAAGAACACATCTCCACCAACTACTGCTCTAACTCATCTATATCAAAGTGGGTCGACAGCAATTACTCCGACTTGCTTGGCCCCTGATACTCTTAATACATTAAACAAAGACACGTATAAAGTATATTATCGTCGTCGCTTTAAGATGGGAGCGGCATCCGATCCTGATACATATTCAACTACTGCTTCGACAGCACAGCAGCATCCAGCAAGTAATGATTTTAAACTATCACAAACTTTTGGTTTTGATGTATGTAAGTATATACTAAAGAATAAACATCTGAAATATGATGATTTTTCTCAGACTACAACTGCGTTTAGCCCAGATAACGCAGAGATTGTTAACTTAACAATTTGGGCTACGTGGACGCCTATTACCGGGCAGTCTACATCAACTGCTGATTCTAAGACACTATATAATATCAATTGTCTTACATTTGCGGAATACGAAGATGCTTAAAAAGATCTGAGCGAGACATATAAAAAATATAAAAAAGGATTCGATGAAATTCCAATTTATATTTCACTTAATCGCGCGTAGCGCGTGGTAAGGCGGAGCCCTCCCTTGGGAGGGTTTGGGTGGGTGCTTTTACGCCCTTGATAACGGGTGTAAATTATTATTCATCGTGAAT